CGCGTGGTGCCGGCGGCCGCCGCGCGTGCCGGGGCAGATGCCCGCGCCCGTGCGCTCGCGTTGCCGGGCCGTGGCGGTGCCGCAGCCGCCCGAGGCCGAGGCCCTGCAATGGCTGGTCCGTTCGGCGGAGCTGTCCGACACGGATGCCCGCCAGCTGCTGGCCTGGTCGGGCATGGCGCCGTTGCATGCCCGCGATCTCGCCGACCCATCGCACCTGACCGTCTATCGGACATTGCTTTCGTCGCTGTCGGCGTTGCCCGACACTGGCCTCGATACGGTGGCCGACAAGGCGACGACGGTGCCTTCGGTAACCTGGTACTACCTGCTGCTGCGCTGGATCAGCGATCTGCTGCGGGCCCACGCCGGTGCTGCGCCCCGTTTCTTTCCGGAGTCTGCATCCCGGCTGGACAGTCTTGCGCAGCGCAGTTCGCTGGCACGGCTGGCCGAGGTCTCGGCGGCGTTGCAGCGGCAGGCGGTGCTGGTCCGGCATCCGCTCAATCCGCGCCTGTTCATGGAATCAGCGCTGGCGACCTACCTGGATGCGTTTTCCACCCGTCGTCCAACCCCAAGACGCGCAAATCCTCGATGAGCACACAGCACCAAGGCCTGGCGGGCGGCATGGCCGGCAACAAACCAGCTACCCGGCCTGGCGTCATTCCCTTGTCGATCAAGGAGAAATCGGCCCTGCTGGCCGCCTACATGCCGTTCCTGGAGAACGGGGGCCTGTTCGTGCCCACGGACAAGAGTGCTCAGCTCGGCGACGAGCTCTACATCATTCTCACGCTGATGGATGACGCCACCAACGCGGCGGCTCGGGGGCGGGGGGCGTGGGGGCCCCCGGCCCGGCGCCCCCAACCGCCGCCAGGGCATCGGCATCCAGTTCAGCAAGACCGATGCCAGCGTGGTGGCGCGGGAAAAGATCGAGACGCTGCTGGGGCCTGCACTAAAATCGCCCCCATCCTCGTACACGATCTGACCGGGCTGCATGTTCGTCGACTCCCACTGCCATCTGGACCTTCCCGAATTCCAGGAACGCCTGCCGGACGTTCTGGCCACCATGGCTGCAGAAGGGGTCGAACATGCGTTGTGCGTGTCGATCACGCTGGAGGCGTGGCCGCAGGTCCGTGATCTCGTCCGGGCCCATCCCGGCCTGCTGTCGGCGTCGGTGGGGGTGCACCCCGACTACCTCGACGTGAACGAGCCCACGGTGGCGCAGCTGGTGGAGCTGGCCATGCAGCCCGAAGTGGTTGCCATCGGCGAGACCGGGCTGGACTACTACCGCATGCCCGGCGACGAGCTGGACTGGCAGCGTGAGCGTTTCCGGGTTCACATCCGGGCTGCCCGCGAGGCGAAAAAACCGCTGATCATCCACACCCGCGCGGCGGCCCAGGACACGATCCGGCTGCTGCGTGAGGAGCGGGCCGACGAGGCCGGCGGCGTGATGCACTGCTTCACCGAGGACTGGGACATCGCCCGTCAGGCACTGGACATCGGTTTCTACATCTCGATGTCCGGCATCGTCAGCTTCAAGAACGCCACGATCGTGCATGATGTGGCGCGTCGGGTGCCGGCCGACCGCCTGCTGATCGAGACCGACTCGCCCTATCTGGCCCCGGTGCCTTATCGGGGCAAGACCAATCAGCCCGGCTGGGTGGCCCACGTGGCCGCGGCTGTTGCCAGGCTGCGACAGATGCCCGTCGAGGAAGTCGGGCGGATCACCACCGAGAACTACGATCGGCTGTTCGGGCGTGCCCGGCTGCCGGCCGTACAGCCAGCGCCCACGGCCTGATGGGCGGCATTGGGGGGAGCTGCAACACCCTGGCACGTTCCAGCCGCCCGCAGATGCCGCTCATTCCCGATTTGACGCAGCTCACCAGCCATCCGAAGATACTCAGGCACGTATCGAGACACCGGTTCTTGCGACATGAACAGCGCCCATTCCAAGCCTTTGCCTCCGTCATTTCCGACCGCAGCCGTCCGCGGCCACGATTCCGCCGGCCCGGGGGCGTGTCCTGAAGAAGGGCGGCTGGCAAGGAGCGTGCGCGGTGCCACCGTGGCCATGGCGCTGGCTGCGCTGGCCGCCTGTGGAACCACCTCATCGTCGGGCCCAGGGGCCGACTACAGCAGCAATTCCTCGGTCTCCACGTCCGGCGGCAACGTCAGCAGTCCGGCGGCCGAGCGTGTGGTGGACGGCGTGGTGGAACTGGCCCTGACCGATCAGCTGCTGCCTGATTTCGATGCCGCCAGGGCCCGCAAGCTGGGCACGGTGCGTGATGGCCAGCAGCTCTACCTGTATCTGCGTTCCACCCGGCCGCTGGGCGAGATTGCGCATCCGGTCGATCCCTACGGCAAGAATTCCTTCTCGGGCTATCCGCACCTCTTCGTGCAGATCGGTGACAACCAGAGCCTGCGCATCATCAATACCTGCTATGTGACGCTCACGCCCGCCGAAGCGAAGGCCACCGAGCTGATCGTGCCGCTGGCACCGCTCACCAACCGCGTGGGCGATCTGCCTACCGACTGCTGGCTGGAGACCGTCACCCGGGCCGATGCCGTTCGCCAGACCCTGGAAGTGCGCCTGGCCGGTTTCCCCGGCAAGTTCGAGAGCTGGCTGCCGGTGCCCGACCTGCTGGGTGTCGTGGCCGTGGACACCGATCTTTCTCAGGGCAGCAATGCCTGGGGCCAGATGCTGCGCGCCAAGCCCGGCAAGTCGCCGGAACTGCCCACCAAGGGACGCCAGGGCGCGCGCCGGACCAGCGAGCGCGAAGAGGCCACCAGCAAGCCGGTGGCCGCTTCGACCGAGGGCCGCGCACCTGCGCAGACCGGATCCAGTGCTTCCGGTGCCGATGCCGCTGGCACGACCGCACGGGCCCAGACCGACACCAGCCCGCGCGTCCAGACGGCTGCCGAGTCGCCTGATCGCGCGGCAGCCCAGGCAGCCTCCACGACGCGCGCTGCAGCGCCTGTCGAAGCCGGCACCCAGACTGCGCCCGCGGCCACCCAGGCTGACCGGGCCCGCACCGAACGCGAAAGCCGCATTGCCGCTGCCATGGCGGCCGCCCGGGCGACCGCGGCCCCGAAATTTTCAGACCAACACAGCCGGGGCGCATCCTCAACTCCCTGCCAAGCGGTGGCGGTGCTGCGCCGAATATCCGCGTGATTGTCAACAACAATACCAACGAGCGCATGACGGGGACGGCAGAGACAAAATTTAACGGTTCGGAGTGGGTGACATCTATTATGATCGATGCCATCGCGACGAATCGTAACGGGATGCGTGACGTGATTAAGGGGGCGGTATAAGTGGATTTCCCGAACATCAAGCCGCCGATCTATCCGATCAAGGAGACAATCCCCGACACAGCACTCAAGAGCAAGATGGAGAATCAAGTCATCATAGCCCGCAAACGCTTTACGCGCACGCCGATGAGCTTTGAACTCTCCTGGACGGCTCTGCCGGAACGGGACTATGAGAAGCTGCGGGCATTCTATCGTGAGGTGAATGGCGCTGTTCCATTTCGCTGGACGTACCCCGTTGGAGCGGGCGGCACTTTTTCCGGCAAGGTGTTTAACGTGCGCTTTGACGGGGATTTCTCCTTCTCGTGCACCAATCACGGATACTGGGAGGGCGGCATCAAACTGACGGAGGCGTAATATGCTCAATCTATCACAGGCAAGTATCATCGAGAAAAATAAACTCTCTACCAGCGGCGTGTGGCTTCTCGCCCTCGAGGCGCAGATTCCAGGCAGTCCGATCTATCTCGTCAATAACACAGAGAACCTCACGCTTGGCGGGCAGGAGTACGTCGCCTTCCCGTTTTCGCTTGAGGACATCACGGAGGACGGCAAAGAACTGCCGAATGTAAAGCTCAGTGTATCCAACGTGACTGGTACAATACAGCGCTACGTCGAGGAGAATAATGGGCTTGGCGGCTGTAAGGTCATTATCCGTGTGTATCATACAGACATCCCCGACGTTGCCGAGGTTGAGGAGCATTTCGTTGTGACGGGTGTTACCTGTGATGTGGAGTGGGTGACGTTCACGCTCGGCACGGATTTCTCCTTTACGCGGCGTTTCCCTCCAATCCGTATGATGAAAGACTATTGTCCTTTTAAGTTTAAGGGCATTGAGTGCGGCTACAAGGGTACTGCGAGTAAGTGCAACAAGACGCTCAAGCGCTGCCGCGAGCTGAAGAATAACGAGCGATTCGGCGGTGAGGCGACAATACCGCAGGGAGGTCTCTATGCATCCAACAATCCATGATTTTGTGGGAAAGACATGGGCAGAGCTGCCCTGTTGGGAACTGGTCGCCCGGTACTACGCTGCGCAGGGAATTACGCTGCGCTCCTATACGGATTACTGGATGAGCGGTGCGCCGTCTGAGATCGGTCTTTCGGAGTGGATGCCCGTGCATGACGAGCCGCGCGAGGGGGATATCCTCGCCATGAATCTTACGGGGCGTGCAGCCGATCACGTCGGCATCTATCTTGGCGGCGGGAAGTTCCTGCACTCCACGGAGTATGCAGGTGTCTGTGTGGAGCAGGTGGAGCGCTATCGGCGGCGCATTATGGGCACCTATCGTTACAAAGGAGGAAAAACATGATACAGCTCGTCATCGTGCGCAATCCCTTTGACGTAACGAAGAGGGAGGCGCAGGAGGTTGTCTGCCGCGCGGGTATGCCGCTGCGCTCGTATTTTAACGAGCCTGGGCGGTGGCAGTACTCCATCAATGGCATGCTCTGCGAGCCGGATACCGTACCCGTCGATGGTGACTGTGTCGTTATTGTCCCGCATATAGAGGGTAAGGCTCTTGGGATGATTCTCTCGCTTGGTCTGTCCTTTGTGACGGCGGGCATCGCGAGTGGTGCACTCCTTGGAGCGCTCTCTTTTGGATGGCGCATGGTGACGGCTATTGCCATCGGCATGATCGGCGGCTCTCTTGTCTCTAGGCTCAACCGTCCACGGATTGACATGAGCAACACAGAGCAGTCGCAGACGTACGGCTGGGGAGGGACATCGACACTCACAGGGCAGGGGCATCCGCTCGCTATTACCTATGGAGTGATGAAGTCGGGAGGTGTCCTGCTCTCGCGCCATATCATCAGCGACGGTGCGCGGCAGTATCTCCATCTCCTCTACTGCGCGGGAGAGGGTGAGCTGCAGGACATCAGAAACATCCGCATCAACGAAAACCCTATCAGCAACTACAAGGACGTGCAGGTAGATATCCGGCTCGGGACAAACGATCAGGCAGTTATCCCGAACTTTGCGGACTCCTACGCCGATCAGCAGCTGAACTATGAGCTCACGGAAGCATGGTCGACGCATGAAGTACAGGGCAACGAGTGCACAGGCATTGAGCTGACCGTTGCGCTGCCGAACGGTCTCTACTACAGCAACGACAGCGGCGGGCTTGACGCGACAATCATTGTGCTCGCGGCAGAATGCCGCATTGTTGGCAGTAATGCAGAATGGATGAGGCTGCCTCTCTGTGATACCACGGGGACGGATGCCTTTTTGAAAAGAATGGGCAGCACATGGGCAAAGTCGCTTGGCCATGGGCGTGTAGATTCTGGGTATGATGGCTCTATTCGTGATGCGACGAATAAAAGCATTTACCGCGTCTATCGCTTTGAGAACTTGCCCCCTGGGCGGTACGAAGTACGTATGCGCTGCGTATCCAAAGGCGGCACATCCGTCCGCTATGTCAATCGTGTCTATTGGTCTCAGCTCACGCAGATTGTCTATGACGATTTCATCCACCCCGGCAAAGCGCTCATTGGCATCCGTGCACTTGCGACGGAGCAGCTGAACGGGAACGATCCTACGGTGACATGGGTACAGGAACGCTCGAAGGTCTATGTATGGAATCCATACAGCAAAGCGTATGAGGAAAAACGCGCGGATAATCCCGCATGGGCGTGTTACGACATCCTGCATCAGTGCAGAAAGATCGGTGACCGCTACATTGTACGCGGTGAGCCTGCGGAACGTCTCTCCTATGATATGTTCAAGGCATGGGCGGAGCAGTGTGCGGCGAAGGGCTACACGTTCAACTACATCTATGACAGCGCCATGCAGACGTGGGAGGCGCTGCGCTATCCGGAGACGGTCGGGCGCGGCAAGGTCATCATGCAGGGGACGCGCTTTACATGTGTCTATGACTATGCGGCACAGCCCTCGCAGCTCTTCACTGTCGGGAACATCAAGCAGGACAGCTTTAGGGGGGAGTTCCAAGGCACGCGGGGGCGTGCCAACGTCGTTGAAATCTCCTTCATGAACGCGGCGAAAAACTACGAGCGTGATGTGCTCCCTGTGTTTGCCGACGACTACGACGCCAGTGAGGCGCTCGCCACACCGACGCAGATTGAACTCATGGGCTGTACCGATCTCAAGCAAGCGTATGCACACGGCAAGCACGCGTTGCGTGCAAATAAGTATGAGCTGCGGACGTGCACGTTTGACGCCTACGTTGATGCGATTGCATGCACGATCGGCGATGTGATCTTGCTGCAGCATGATGTGACGGAGTGGGGGAGCGGCGGGCGCGTCGTCAGTGTTGATGGTGCTGCCGTTACGCTCGATCGCACCGTCACGATGGCAGAGGGCAAACAGTATCGCCTCATGGTGCGCGACAGCAAGACAGACGCGCTCCATACCTACGAGGTGCAGAGCGTATCCGGCGCAGTTGTTACACTCAAACGGACAGCAGAAATCGACGCCGATGATCTCTATACCTTTGGCGAGGCGACGAAGGAGGCAAAGCCCTTCCGGGTGCTCTCAATCACGAAGGGCATGACGGAGCAGACGCGCAAGATCACCTGCATGGAATACTATGCGGAGCTTTACGCAAGCGACGACAGCGACGTGCCGATCATCGACTACACGACGGGGAGCGACGCGCTCACGGTGCAGAATCTTATCGTTACACCAGATGTGCGGACGCTGCCTGATGGCACAAAACTCTATGACCTCGCTGCATCGTGGCAACTGCCGCGCGGTATGGCAGCGAAGCAGATCAAAGTAGAGTACCGGCGCGTTGAGTCGAAAGAATTTACCGTACATGCCGTCTATGATGGGACGGCAACACGCGCGGTGATTGCGAGCGTTGAACCGTCTGGGGAATATCGTGTTCGCGTCACCTGCTACAACGATCTCGGACTCGGCGCGGGTAGTGTCGAGAAGAAAGTGAATATTACTGCGGAAAGCACAGCAGTACCATTTAAGGTCACGGGTTTCGAGATCGTACAGGATCCGGCAAACAGCAGCGTTCTTCGGTTGAAATGGGACGCGAACAGAGAGAAAGATCTTCTCGGATATCAACTTTATAACAAGAATGACAAAACAGGGCTCCCTGTCACCGAGCTGATCGCAGGGACGAGCTACACCTATTTTATCGCGAATTCAGGGACGTATACCTTTACGATCTGCGCAATTAGCCGTTCGGGTGCAGCGTCTGAGGATGTAGAAGCGTCCATTACGGCGACCGTCGCAGCGGGCAGTGTTGCCGTACCTGATGCACCACACAGCGGCGAGATCACGATGAAAAAGGGCGAACTCCTTGCTGCGTGGGATGCAGTCACGAACACCTACATAGACTTTTATGAGGTGCGCACGGATGATAAGGTAGGTCAGAAAGCAGGGCTTCTCGCAAAGACAGCTGACATTCGTGTGGCGATCACACTCAAGGCGCGGAGCGGAGCAATCCTTGTTTATGGACACAATCCGCAGAAGGGCTACGGTGCGCCGCTTAGTGTCCACTACGACTTTCCTGCGCCCCCTGCGCCTTTTATCGACATTAAAGAGGGGCTGCAGGGCTTCGCTGTCATTCTGAACGATCTGACCGATGCAGCAAAGTTCTATCGAGTGTATATCGAAGGGAATAATTACTGTGAACCCATCGAAACGACAGGTACACTCGTATCTTATACGGGCGCTGCGGATATATATCAGGTGTATGCAGTCCAAGTCGATGGATTTGGTGAGGGGGAACCCTCTGAGACAAAAGAAGTAGTCATTAAGGCGAAGATCGATAAGGAGGCGATCGAGAATCTAAACGTCACGCAGGGCGATCTCGACGCGGTGCTTGCTAAACAACTGCAGGACATACAGACCGACGCAGCCTCCGCGAAGCAGACAGCAGGGGCGGCGCAGACTGCTGCCAGCGAGGCGAAAGGAGCGGCAAACGACGCAAGCACGGCGGCAGGACAAGCACAAACGACAGCGAATAGCGCAAGCACAGTAGCAGAAAATGCACAGCGAGATGCAGGACAGGCGAAAAGTGACGCGAGTAATGCGGGTCGTACGGCAAGGAATGCACAGAACAGTGCAGACCGAGCACAACGTGACGCGGAAAATGCACAACGTGACGCGAGAGATGCACAGAATAAAGCGAACGAAGCGCAGCGAACGGCAGATCGTACGGTCGTGCAGGTACGCCAAACACAGGACAGTGTATCGTCCATCGTCGCGCGTCTCTCGGGCGATCCGCAGCGCTCCGGCTACAGTGCTATCACGCAGATCTACAACGGATTGCAGCTCAAGGTCAATCAAGGTGATGTGGTATCTGCAATCAACATCGCTCCGTGGGGTGTACGCATCGACGGACGACTCCTGCATATTACAGGAAACACGCAGTTTGACGGCAATATTATTGCTAATCGCATGCTGCAGGCAGGTGCCGTGACGGCGGACAAGCTCTCAGTCGGTAGTCTGTCGGCAATCTCGGCAGACATCGGATTGTTGCGAACGCGTACAAGCGGTGAGCGTGTTGAAATGGAGAACAATCAGATACGTGTGTACGATGCAAACAATCGTCTGCGTGTGCGAATGGGGGTATGGTGATGGGTGTAGGACTGCAGGTGTTTGGGGAGAGCGGAAATATAATCTTAGATGTGTCAGACCGTTTGACAAAGGTGTTAGGTGAATTCGAAACACATGGGAAGAATGGTAGCCTTGTAGACCTCAGACTTGAAAACATGGACCATTGGATAGCGTGTACTTACGACACAAATGACGTGTTTTACGCCTCGGATAGTCATGATATCGCTCCAAAGGTTATCCGAGCGGGGAATGCATTATCGTGGCAGTACCCTGTTATATGGGGAGATAACAGGCCGTGGCCAAATCATAAGTTTGTCTACGGGGTATACTAAATGGAGTGCGGGGTAACTGTATATACGGATTCTGGAAAGCTTCAGATAGACAATAATTTCAAAAACTTAACATTGCTGCGGAAGGTGATTGTTCGATGTCCAGCCCTACCAACAAACGGGTTTGAAGGGTACGTGGCAAAAGGTGAAAATCCATATCGTTTTTATAACGATTATAAAGGGGGGAATCAACAGTGGCACGCAAGTTTTGAACATATAGGAGAGAAGGAAGCTGGCATTTTAGAGCATACGGATGACATCAAGCTCCTTTGTGTCGGCCTTACTGATACGCCCGTTGCTGTGATACGACATAGAGGCCGCTATAAAATCATTAATGTTTCGAAAAAGGAAAAGGACATCGTCTGTTATCTTTTTACAGATAAAATGGACAATGTAGGTCGAGCAGGATTTCAGGTGTTTGATGCGTCAGGTCAGGTCGTCTTCGACGCAAACAAAAAATATATGCGCGTAGCAGATTATCGATTATTCGATCATTCTCAGGACCTTTTGCGACTCTTAGAATTACCTCTCCCTAAAGGTAGATCGTATGCGCTATGCTATACCAATTTTTGGTATGCGCACGATTCTTTTGTAGATGGAGATGATCCTCTGACATCAACAGTGGAGAGATATCTTACAATCTCGTGCGCTTTTATGTTTGAAGGTGCAGTCTTTGTCGACCCCTTAAAGTTATACATATCTACAGATTTAGGAGGATGGAACTCTAATTCAGAGCAATATCAGTCCACAATCTATAGCCATCTGGTCATCGACGTTACAGGCCTATAAAGGAGGACAACAAAATGAAAAAGAAGTACATCGTCAATGGGAAGATCACCTACCCGCAGGGGGACAGCACTCTCACCAACTTCACGTTTACAAACGTGGATACGGGCGAGATGTTCAGTCTTGCGACAACAGATCAGACGGAGGCGGATGAAATCACCTACGGCGATCACGTTGTCATCGAGGTGAAGAAGGATCCTGACCAGTCGCAGGTGCAGGAGTAATAGCGATCAAAAGAGGCGCACATCATGCGGTGTGCGTCTTTTCTATGCTCAGAAAGGATGAGCCTATGGCAAGAGGAGAACTATTCGCCGAACTTGAGGGGATTAAAGCGCAGATTCGGGCACTCGCGGAGAGTCTGCCGATGGGGCGCGATCAGCTCTATGCGATCAATGAGCGCATCGCCCGCCTCGAGGAGAGCACCAAGTCCGCGCACCATCGTCTGGATGAGTTCAAGCATGATGTGTGCTGGACAATCGGCGTGTCGACAACCATTGTCGGCATGTTCGCGAGCGTCTTGACGTGGGCGCTTGGGAGGTGAGCGCATGAAGCAGGAGCGCTTGCCGCCCGTGGATTGGATGGTCGGGACAGGACTTGTCATCGTGGCAGTCCTGTCCGTTTTTTATGGGACGCCTGAGCTTTCGAGCAACGTCACATCGGGACTGATCGGATTTCTCGGGCGGTCGGTCATATCGAAGAAGGGAGCAAAATAATGAGCAGCGTACTTCATCCGTCGCAGATGCGGCGCGTATCTCCGGCCGAACTCGAAAGCCTCGCCGGGTGCTACCGTGAAGCAATCGCAGGGGCGGCACGGAAGCAGGGGCGCGAGACGAAAGTCTATCTCCACTGGTCGGCGGGACACTATGGGCAGTTTTGGAGCGACTACCACGTCCAGATCGATCGGGACGGGGCAATCTATGTCATTGCAAACGGCGAACTGGATGACGTGCTTGCGGCAACCTACCGCCGCAACAGCGGCAGCGTGAGCATCTGTCTCCTCGGTTGTGCGGGAGCAACGACCAACAATCTCGGACAGGAATCGCCAACGCCGCTGCAGATCGAGGGTATGGCCAAGGCAATCGCCGCACTCAGTAACGGACTCTGGCTGACCATCGACAAGCAGCGTGTCCTCACGCACGGCGAGGCAGCGGACAACGAGGATGGCATCTGCCCGCACGACCCGTATGGCCCAAAGTCGACGTGCGAGCGCTGGGATCTGGAATATCTCGGTACAATGGAGAGTCCGAAATTCCATCCGTGGGCAGAGGACGGCGGACGCGGCGGTGACGTGCTGCGCGGAAAGGCGAACTGGTACCGCAAGGCGTGGAAAGAGCAGGGAGGCACGCCGAATGATTGAGAGAGTCAAGCGTGCTATTACAGAGCACAAAACAGCTTTGCTGGTGATCCTGTGCCTCCTGATCGTCTGTGTTGCATACGCTGTCGGCAGGTACTCCGCAACTGAGCAGACCGCAGCGGAAAAACCTGCTGCCATGACGCAAGAGCAGACGCAGGACACGTCGGTGCTTCGGGCGCAGCTGGACATTTCCAAGAGCAACGCCGAAGCCCTGCAGCGGCGTCTTGCTGATGTGCAGGCGGGACAGCGTGCGCCTACAGTGACATACCATGTCAGCGCACCTGCTGTTGAGCGTGCTGCGCAGGTCGTTGAGCGGCAGATCAAGGAGGATAGTCCGACACTGCCACGGGCAGCGAGGGAGAAGTCTGACCGCACCGTTGTCACGCCGATCACAAAGGATAAAGACGGCAAAGACCTGCCGCCGACCGATCAGAAGGTTGACGTCTACAAGATCAACCTCCGCAAAGATCACCGCATCAAGGCGGGGGCATCCGTGATCGACGGTAAGGCGCTCATGAGTATCGGCTACGAGCAGGGACGGTTTGAGGCGCTTGCTCATTTTGAGAGTGGACATTACAAGGGCGTCACGGTCATGTATAACGTAATAGAGTGGTAAAATGAGAAAAGCACTTTGCAAATAACGCAGAGTGCTTTTCTTATGGAATTTCTGTGGTCGGGCAGAAATTTCGCGTAGAAATTTTATGGTAGTTTAGAAGGGGCAATCTTTATCGGGAGCAAAGACTGATGTAGGAGAAGAGCCTTTATTGGATAAGTCGTCACCTAGATATTCGTCAATAAATGTAGAAACCCCAAGTGATGGATTGGTAAGGATGAAGTATAAATCATCTAACTGCTTGATTGAGTCCTTATTTGCTATATATGAGAACTTATCATTATGGAGAATAAACAGGGCAATGTCTATATCGTTTGTTGGTGATAAGATTTTTGCAACTAAATATCCACCATCCTTATAGGAGGCAAAAAAAGAATCGGACATCAGAAAACTATAGTTATCATATTGAGAAAAACTATCTAGATGGAATATATCTGCATAGAGAGAAAAACCATGAAAGCCACTGTCTGTAGTGTACTCGTTTCTTGCTAGAACAAAAGGTTCCCATTCGAGTTTGTTGTTTTTTGTGTCATCAATTAACTTGTTTACTAGCAAAGTGAGCTTAGAAACGCCCTGTGAATCTAAAAGAAGTTCATCTAAAGTCACATTGAATAGCTTTACCAATGTGTTGAGAATCTTTGTGTCGCTAGGAGTTCCCTTTCCAGATTCATAATAACTGATAGTTCTCTGTGTTACTCCAAGCTCTTTTGCAAGGTCGCTTTGAGTCAAATTATGTTTTTTTCGCAGTGATCTTAGAGTACTAGCGAACGACATATACATCACCTCTCTACTATGTATTATAGCTACCAGAAGAAAAAAATCAAACGCAAAATAAATACACTATTGACATAAAAAGAATTAGAGTGTATTTTATACATAGAAAAGAGGTGAGAAAAGTGAAAATCATAAGACCGAATGTCCGATTGAGCCTCAGACTTGGCGGGCTTGCAAAAGCTCACAGCGCCATGAATGGGATTTCAACGGCGGAGTATGTCGGAAATCTAGTGTATGACGACTTAAAAAAGCGTTATCCGCAGTGGATGGAAGACGTGCCGAGAGAGGAGGCGTATTTGCCTCTGGACACAAAAAAATAGAGTGAGTTTGCTTTTGAACGAGACAACTCACTCTATATGTTCACAACCTCGAAAGGATTGCATAATCATTATAGCATCCTTTCGAGGAAAATGGAAGGAGAATTGCATAATGGCAAACGAGATTCAGATTTACGAGAATGCAGAGTTTGGCAAAGTTCGGACTATGGTCAAGAACGGGGAGCCGTATTTCGTTGGTAAGGATGTCGCGGAGATTCTGGGCTACAAAGATACCGTGAACGCGCTGAAAGCCCACGTTGACGAGGAAGATAAGATGGGGTGGCAAATTACCACCCCATCGCGCGGAACGCAGACAGCAACCATCATCAACGAATCGGGGCTTTACTCGCTCATCCTCTCGTCGAAGCTGCAGGGTGCGAAGAAGTTCAAGCGTTGGGTCACGTCGGAAGTCTTGCCATCCATCCGCAAGACGGGCAGCTACACTGCGAAGCACGTGAAGCCCGATGATGCGATGCAGTCCAAGCGGCTTGAAGTCATGGAACGCAATGCCCGCACCCGCGCGGCAAACCTGCTTCTCAAGATTGCGGAGCGTACGGAGATTCCCGAATACAAAGCCGTTTGCAACGCGAAAGCTGCCGAGATGGTCGCAGGAGAGATGATTCTTCCTCTGCCCGTCGCAGAGTGCAAGACCTACTCTGCAACGGAGATCGGTGCGATGTTCGGTGTGAGTGCGAACAAGATTGGCAAACTGGCGAACAAGCATAACCTCAAAGTACCCGAGTATGCAAAGTTGTTTTACAGCAAGTCCAAGCATTCCGTGAAGGAAGTCGAGACGTGGCGGTACTATGACAGCGTCATCCCCGTGTTTGAGAAGATTTTCGGACGGGAGGCGGCGTAGTTATGACGGCGGTAGAGATGGTGCTTGAACAGCCGATTCCTAAGGGTGCGGAATTTGATGGACTTTGCTCCATCATTGATCTTCATAACGATGATCGGTCGTGGGAGATTACGAAAGCCTACAACTACGGCGTTATTATGGGCAAGCGCATGGAACGTGCCCGCCGCAAGCGCAATCAGCAGTAAACTACAACATAGAACCATGCATAGAGGGGACAGCGTTTCGTGCGCCGTCCCCCTCTATTTTTCCGTGGTGGTGTTTGACATCATATTGACATCATATACTGTGATTAGATGGTGTCATATCGAGCCATACAAAAAAGCTGTTTCCTTTATACACCAGCAATTCCGCGAAATGCCTATGTTCTAAAATGCAAAATAACAAACTCGAAATCAAGTGTGGTGATGAGCCACCGTGGGTTCGAATCCCACCCTCTCTGCCATTGAAAAATAAGGGCG